CTCGTTTCCGTGCCAGAAGTACTCACGAACTGCGCTACCCATTGTCGACACACATTGCTCATATGCATCGACCTCCTTGGATCTGACGTTCACTAATAGTGATTTCCGAATCGAACTCACTTCAAGTGGACATACATAATAGCCCAATTCCGCCTCATACCGAAATCCTCTTTTCAGGAAATTGATATTACGTATGGACATGTAGTCATACGTCTGGGCATTCTTGTCGGCAGGAGTAACTTTCACATTGATTTTCATCATCCCAGCTTGCAACTTACTAAAGTTAAAGTCACATTTTGGATGAATTCCAGCAACGAAATCATCACCATAGGTCAACAGTGCCACCTCCTTCTTGAAATCAGCACAACTCCTATCCGATCTGTTCAATGCGTATGTGTACCGAACATACAGGCTATTCGCAATACTGTTCACTATTACGGTCATTGCTTCGCCTGACACATGCCCTTTACAAGTCTGCATCAGTGTTCCGTGATAGTTGATCATCGGAAATGCCAGATCATAACCTATGCACCACACTCGTCTCAAATGCTCACAGGAAGCTCCCGCCTCCTTAAGCACCCTTGTGATGACACGAAAAACCATCAGTATTACCGTCGATTCCATGTTCTTATCAAACTTAGAGTAATCTCCATCCACCACTCTATCTTCACCAAATTGGGTAAGATAAGTGTAGATGTTGTCCCACTCAGTTGATTGAGCAATGGTACCGGCTGCACACTCACTGACAAACTTGTTCTCTTGCATTACTTTCGTAAACGATAGTAACTCCCTCCGAGTCACAAACACATGTTCTACGGGACCTCCCATAAAAACTCTCGTGTTCTGCTCTGCGATCTTAGCAAAAGATCTTGGTTCATCCTTGAGGGCTCCATTGTAAACGGGGTGGTACTGTGTGGCATTATCGTAGCACAATCCACAATCGCGAATCCTTGCTTTGATCTCCTCCGTGAACTCTACTGGATCAGAAAGATCTCTCTGTGGCTCTATTTGCTCTAAAAAGTGTCTCTTGGATTTATTGAACGGAAAACCCGCACTCGTACCTCGGTTCATCTTATCGACGAACCTAACACCACTAGCGCCATTAGTCACAGTGAAATCATCATACTCGATCATCTTGAGAAGATCGATTTTCGAGAATCCTCGGATCAAGTCGTTAGCAAAATTTCTAGCGCAATCATCCATGAGGTCGATATCAATATGAGTACCAGGGTCGATCGCTGGTCCCAAATTATGACGCCAAGGCTTCCAACCCCTCATCACAGGTGGCCCATGTTCCATCTCATAACCCCTCTCAAGGAGAGTTTTTGAAATGC